CAAGGAACGAGTTTTTGGCGATACGAAACAAACGGTCGCTTCGCAATCATTTTCCAAAATTGCTTCTTGGTCGGCCAAAATCAAATCAACCACATTTTCTTTGGTTGGAACACTCGTATCAGCACTGGCTGTAAAGTTCGCATTGTTGGTGCCGTTCTTGCCACCCAATACGCGAGCGGTAATCAAAGCTTGACGAGATTCTTCGTGTGAACGAACAACGACCTCTTTCTTTTCTGCTGTTTTACCACTCTTACGAGCATCACTAACCGCTTGATAAATTTTTTCGGCTTTTGTTAAGACCGCATCAACAAGCATCGGCATTAAACTATCTTCGGTTTCCACCGCTTCGATATCTAAACCACCAGCACTGGTTGCGTTAGTTCCCTTAACGGTGCCTTTACCGAGTTTGCGATAAAATAATTGTCCGGCTTGATATTCGCCGTCATCTTGGTAAGTTTCGCCCTCTTCCCAAACATCATTGGCATAATTGATTTCTGCCAAAATATCAGTGAATTCTGCATCCACCGTTTCTTTGTTGCAATATCTCATTGCGTTTTCTACATTAAAAGACATTTTTATCTCCCTTACCTAACCAAAAGAATGCGTCGGTCAACCGACTGTTATTTTTTCCATCCCCTTGGGTTTTTTGATCTTAAATAAGCCACTGCTTTTTGCCCGACCGTCATATCGTCCTTATGGTCGCCAATGCCAACACTTGTGCGTGGCAATGGTGGTGTCGTACCGTTGGTTCTGTTGAATTTGGCAAACTTGTTCGCGACCTCGCCCACCTTTGATAATTCACCCAGAGATTTAACCTTGGACATAGCAACGATTGTCGCTTCTTCCAAAAAGTCATTTGACACGCCATTTTTCATAAGTTCGAGTTCAACCTTGGCTTTGAGCAGTTCTTCGTTAGGGTTCGGCTCGTTACCCTTGACCGTTTCTTGTGGGGCTGGTGCTGGCGTTGATGCCGTTGCTGATTTATCAGCCTGCTTTAATGCAGCTGCTAAACTTTTAACTTTCTCTGTTCGTTCGGTCGCCTTTGGTTTGTATTTGTTAAATAACTCACCAATCTTACCGACAAACAAGTTCTCGCCTCGTTCTGCGGACAATTCGCGTTGAAACTGCAAAACTTCTTTCGGGTCTAGCCCTTTCAAAGTTTCTTCGATTTCGAACATTGCCGCATCGTTAATAGCACTCCCCTTTGTTTGTGTCGCTTGCGAATCAGCAACTGGCTCGGCTTTTGCTGGCTCTTGCGCCTTTGGTTGTTCGGTCTCAGCCGCCGGTGTTTGTGCCGCCGCTTCTTTTACTTCGCTTACCGGTGCCGGCTCTTGATTATTTGTCACCGTCGGCTCCGTTGTTTGTAGTGTTGTCACCACTGGTGTTGGTTGTGTTTCCACCGCCATCTTCTTTGTCCTCCTTTAACGCCCCGGTGGGCTCTTTATTTTGATTTGCCGTGGTGTCTTGCGACCCATCGAGTAAATCCGTTTGTTGTGCTGGTGTATCCTCAACTAGTCCAAGTAACACCCTTTCTTCTTCGGGTTTAATACCCCTAATCCTTGCACTCTCTGCAATGATATCGTCCAGTGTGTAATCTTTCTTGTCGGCTATGAATTGTTTTTCAACACCTAATTCGATTGAATACACACGACCAGCCACTGCCTGTGAAATTACACTGACAATATTCTCGGTCGATGGATTAATGTATTCGTTAAACGAAACACTAATCAGGTCTGAATAGTCTTTCACTGGCTCTTTTTCGAGATAAGCCAAGTATTGGAAGTATTTGTTCAAGATCTCTTCCAGTGTCTCTTTCCAGCCTTTCAATTTGATTTCACGCGTTCGTAAACTTGGCTTTTCGCGTGCGTCCTGGCTTTCAGATGAACTATTAATACTTTCAAGCCCAGTAACGCCAAGTGTGGTCGGCGATAAGCCGGCCTTATTGATTGCGTGCGAAATCAACATTTTAGCTGTTTCAAGATGTGATGCATAATCAATCTTGGCTTGCTGCGTAGTTAGTAATTTAGACGGGTCAATGACATCATCCAAAAGCAAGTATTCAGTGTCGAACTCGTCATACTGCAATGTTTTACCATCAACTGTTGAACTAAGCATTGCTCTATCAACAAATGTCTTCGGTGACGATTTACGGATTGTATCTACCAAGTGGCTCAAACATTCACTCAGTGCATCTTCAATAGTATCCAAACCGTGAATATCCGGCACGCCTCGTTCTCCACGATACAACAAAGAATTTTTACTGCTTTGTTTGTAAATCAACGGGAAATCATCAAACGGTAATTCAAAGGACATTTCAGTAATGCCCCAGTGTTTTTTCGCCGCTTCGAATAACTCGGATTGTCGCTTCGTGATTTTGTGTCCATTGTTATGGAACGAATACTCAACCTTTACTTTGCCGTTTTTCCTGGTATAGGTTTCGTGCATTTCAATATCGAGCCGACTACTGCGTTTATCGTCTTTGATTTCGTCACTTCGTTCTTTAATTAAAACTGAACGAATATGTCCACGCCTCCACTCGATCTCGAAGTTATGCGGTTCGATAATATCAAGAATCGGCTTACTACTAATCTCGCTATCATACGAGATGCGGAACAAAACATCACCAAGTCCCGTCTCAAAATAGACGCCGCTTTCGAAATTCTTTTGTAACTCGGTTTGTTTACACGCCGCCTTGACATAATTGTTCATATCTTTTTGCACTGCCTTGTCAAACTCATCATTACCCTGCAATGGTGAATTAACCACAAATCCGGCCGAAGCAATCAAACGCACCATACTTTCCACAATCCAAGGAATTAAGCCGGCATACACAAACGCATTCTTTGGCCTTGCTCGAAAAAAGAAAGAGCGGTAAATTTCGGCGTGTTTATAAATGTCACCACAGTTCAATATTCCTGCTTTCTCTCGATAAAAGCGGCGGACAACTGAACTGTCTCCGGATAGTAGCGCATAGTTCTTGGCAAGATTAAAACGATACACTTCTACTTGGTGTGTATCTTCTATGGCGTCTCGTCGCCCTAAATCAAAGTTCAATGCCATTATTCTTTCTCCTTGTTTCTTGCTGCCACATCCGATATTTCGGCTTTGATTTTGACAAGATGTGTATCAAGCCATTCTTGACCTTTGATTTTGCCTTTATCAATAGTGCGTTTAATCTTGCGCCTAAAATATCGGTGCTGGCTGGCTGTAAAGCCATTGTTGTTTAAGTTTTTCATAACAAATTCCTTTGCTTTATTTCGCCGCTTTGGCTGTCTTTGGTTTAATTAGACCAGTGTTAATTACCTTGCGTGCGCGTGGCTTCGTTTCGGTTCCTACGATAGCTTCCGCTTGCATTACCGCTTTGGTCGCCTTATTGTTCCCGCGGTTGTGTGCCGCTTCTTCTGGTTTGATTTTGCCGGCTACAATGGCAACTTCTTCTGTCTTCGGTTGCAACTCTTTTTCTTTAACAACTGTCCAGCCTTTGGCTAGATATCTTTTAAGTGATGGTTGCAAAATTTGAGTTTTCAGTTTTCCTTTAACTACCGTGATTACTTGTGTCATTTTTTGTTTTCTCCCTTTAATAAATGTTTTTGCTTAACTTAACCCAGTTCTCTGTTAGGGTGTAAGTCAAGCTGTCTGCGTAATCGTTATCAATGTTGGACTGTTCCAACTCTTCGCCATTCTCGGTTGAGAGAATGTTTTTGTGCGCCTTAAAACTGGCTTCGGCACTCTCAGCCCACATTAACCGGTTGTCCATTAACAACTGGCATTTGAGCTGCGCCCGGCTCTGTAAGGTAATTTCCTTACCGCCGATGTTTCCACCCCTGCCTGTTTTAATACACGGCTTAACGGTTACATTTTTCAGTCGTGTGCGACTGCGCCAAGAACGAACTAGCATTCCGCCGCTGTCCCCATAGTCAATGACTATCTTCGACAACTTGGTGTAGTAATTCGCCCAATATGGCAATAACAATTTGTCAACTTCATCGATTACGGTATCAAGTGTGTTACTTGGAATAATTTTCGATTCCAAGACAATCACTTGTTCATAACCCGGCGTAAAGCCGACAACTGTTGCGATTGTGTGTGCGTGCTTGGTATCATCCATCCCTGTGCTGGTTCCCATATCGACCGAGCACACCACATTACCAAGTGCGCGTGTGTTAATGCGTGAGTTCTCTATCAACAAGTCGCCGCTTATGTAAGGCGCATATAAAGCACCTTGACTGAACCCACGACAACCCAATATTTTTGAGTAATAGTAAAAGCTACCCGGCGGAAATGTAGCTATTAAAGCGGCGGTCTGTTCTGCTGTTTTATGCGGACAATCATCCTGTAAATTGAAGTGGTAATAATGACGGTTAGGCATATCACCTTTCAGCGCATCAAGTTCTATCTGTGGCACCGTCTCTTTAAACTGTGGCACCGCTTTATCGACAAACTCAGTGTAGAACTCTTGGGTCGGGTTACCACCGTTGGTTGTTCCTATTAACCAACCATTGTAACTGGTTCGCTGAACACGGCTATGTGCTTCCCGTATTACATCAATGTTTAATGCCGACATTTCGTCAAGCAATACCCCGCCTAAGTCTAATGACAAAATCGCAGTGTAACTTTTTTTATCGTCAGCACCAGCAAGATAAACAATCTTTTTACCTGTCTTGCCATAGATACAAAAATGCGCACCCGCCGCTTCTTTGTTACCATCACTATACTCACTGCATAATCCACGGTGGATATGATAAACACCATCGGCTTTATCAATGAAATTACGCTTTGCTAGAACCGCACTCGCACCGACAATCGCAAACTGGTTAACATTTGCTGGTGTATTAACTATGCGGTCGAAAAACAGCATACTTGCAACCAATGTCTTACTTGTTCCGGTTGCTCCGCAAAGATAAATAAACGGAGCTTTATCTCGAAACACCGCCCGCATCTTCTCAGTCCAAATAATGTTATTAAACAGCACCTTAACTACCTCTTATAGCTTTTGCTGCGTTCTCATATGCACGGATTGTTTCGTCATTGGTGGTTACTTCTAAACTTTCTTTTGGTTTCTCTCCTGCAATCGTCATTAAAGCGTTATAAGCGGCGGGATCGCCAGTCTCCAATAACCTTTTCCCAAGTGCAAGCGTAACAGCTACTGCTCCTGTATCGCCATTAAGTTCTTCTAGTTCTATATCGCCATTAAGGAATGCAAGTGCAGCATTTCGCATTGTTTTTAGTTCATGCCTTTTTTTATTCGCAGCAATGGCACCTTTGCGTGCAATCTCTTTGCGTTCTCTTTGCGTACGAGTGTTTAATGGTCGTAAATTCTTTTCGTTCACATTGCTCACCACCTTTTAATATTACAAAGCGACCGTTCAGCCTCTTTGTCTTAATTGTTTTCTTCACTTTGCTTTTTGAGCTTAGCTTTGTTTTCTTTTCTCTTAAATATTGGAACCGGCAATAGCTTTATGTTCTTGCCGTTCTTACAAGTCCAAACCAACCACGCCCATTTAACCGTGAACCACACTTTGCCCCCTAGACCGTTTGCGGTCTTGGGCAATTACCCAAAACAAGTAATCTATGTTACTTGTCTCGTTTCGGTTCTTTTTGCGCCGTTTACTTTTGCCCTTACTCTTTCTAATTTCTGCAAGCCATTCTAACTGGTTTTGATTTTTAACATGTTTTCGTTTCCTACTCATTACGCCCTCCGTAAATCTCTCAATGTTTCGTTAATTAGTTTTTCGGCCAATCGTATTTCATGTGCTCGTTCGCCTCGCTTACGTTGTTCTTCCCATTTATCGAGTTCTTTTTGCGAGACTGCCCAGCGGTCTTTGTTTTGATTCTGCTTAACGGTTTTAATCCGTCGTTCTTTGGTTTGTGGATAGTAAATTTCAATTACTTGCTCCAAATCTTTTTCCCCCCTTAATGTTTACATTAAAAAAGCGAGTAGAACTTAGAACTCGCTTTTTATTGTTTACAAGTGTCTGCATTTGGCACACCTGCTTAATCTTATACCAGCCCCATAAAATGAATCAAAATTAAGGCTGTACGGAATTCAGCTTCTCGCTTTGTTCCACGATACCATATTATCACAGAAAACCGGCAATCAACGGCAAACTTTATGCATTAATAACTCTGGATTATCGTGTATATTGCCGATGACTTCAACATCAGTATTTGTGTTAATTTGGCAAAACGATATTGCAAAGCCGTCACCTTTTAACCAATAACCACCATACTCATAGACAACTTTTAATCCGCCATCGTCTTCATCACAATTACTGTCAAAGTAATAACACAAATCTCCCTCAAATATCATTTTGCCGTTCTTGTCTTTTAGCCCTGTGTATTGACCAAGTGTGTCTGGATTAACTTTTGACAAAGCACATCGACACATCACATCATTTTCCCTAAACGGATATGGTTCATCTTCATACATTTCGCCACTTACACCGATTGGCATTATGTACCAATAGTCAGCACTTTGTCCTAATTGTATCAAATCTCCATAAACCCATTCGTTATTTTCAATGCGTTTTCCCCTAAAAATTATTTCTCTCATTCCCCCTCCACTTTTTCT